GGTAAGCTTATCATAAGTGCGAGTTGTTTCACTACTAAAGGAGGTTACTAAACAACGGTGAAACAACTGATTTATCGCGTCGCGCTCTATATGCGATTGAGCCGAGACGATGAGGATTACGGAGAAAGCGTTAGTATTGAAACCCAGCGCAAAATCATCACACAATTTGCTAATGAGCAGCACTTCATTATAGTTGACGAGTACATTGATGACGGTTGGAGCGGTACGAACTTTGATCGCCCAGCATTCCAACGCATGATGGAAGATGTCGAGTCCGGAAAGGTGAATTGCATTATTACCAAGGATCTCTCTCGCCTTGGTCGTGAGCATATCATGATGGACTATTATCTGGAATTCTACTTTCCAGAAAAGCGAATCCGCTATATTGCCGTCACAGAAAATGAAGATACAGAAAAAGGCTTGTCTGACTTCGTTCCGTTCAAGAATCTATTCAATGAATGGTTTGCAAAGGATACAAGCCGTAAAGTCAAAGCTGCTTTCAAAGCAAAGTTTGCTGCGGGAGATCGTATTTGCGCATATGTTAAAATCGGATATAAGCGGCATCCAGAGATCAAAAACCGTATTGTGCCAGATGAAGAAACAAGGTGGATACCTGAGAAAATCTTTGATTTGGCTTATCACGGTGCTGGAGCTGCTAAAATTACAAGGACTCTAATTGCAGAGAAAGTTCCTACCCCGTCCTGGATTAACTACCAAAGATTCGGGACATTCGCTCATGTATATCAAAATGCCTCAGAAGAAAAACGGTACGCATGGACGGTTGCGCAAGTTAAGTACATCTTGAAAGATGAAACCTACATTGGGAATACAGTTCACTACAAACAGACGAACATATCTTTCAAGAACAAGAAACGCATTCGCAAGCCAGAAGATGAATGGTGGAGAATAGAAAACACTCACGAGGGATTGATTCCAAAAGAGATGTTTGATTCTGTTCAAGCGCAAATTGCTACCAGACGTCGGATGCAGAAAGATCATACAACGCAGATCTTCTCTGGACTTGTCAAATGTGCCGATTGCGGATGGTCGATGCGTTTCGGTACGAATAGGCAAAACAAAAACCCATACAGCCACTACACATGCAGCAAATATGGGCAAGTAGGAATTCATTGTTCTGCACACTATATCCGATATGACGTACTGTATGCCTATGTGCTATCAAGAATTCAGTATTGGGCAGCTCAAGCCGTACAAGACGAGAATGCTCTTTTAGAAAGGCTTCTTCAAACTGGCAATGCAAAGCAGAATGCCGAGCGAAAAAAGATCGCTGACGATTTGAAGAGATCTGAAAAACGGCAAAAGGAATTAGACAACCTTTTCGCTAAGCTATATGAGGATCGAATTGCTGAGAGGATTACAGAGCGAAACTTCATTATGCTGTCTGCAAAGTATCAGGAAGAGCAAAATGCTTTGGATGGTAAGATAGACCTACTTAATGGGCAAATCAGTGAAAATTCTGAGCGATACAGCAATATTGAAACTTGGGTGAAACTGATTAAGCAGTACGCATCTCCAACGGAATTAGACTCAATTTTACTCAATGCTCTTGTGGAAAAAATTACAGTTCACAAGGCAGTTAAACACGAAGATGGAAGTCGAGAGCAAGAGGTCGAGATTTTCTATAAGTTTATAGGAAAGATCGACTGAGAGACCAATATCTTTAAGTATGTGAATGGGGGGATTCACTTAGTTAAAGATACCATTTGAAACAACTCGCACTTTAGCTTACAAATTATTATATTGAGCT